TCGGGATGTAGCGCAGTTGGTAGCGCACTACGTTCGGGACGTAGGGGTCGGGCGTTCGAGTCGCCTCATCCCGACTTGTGAACCTTTACAGCATGGATAAGTGGCTAAACGTCAGCCACTTATTTCCGTTTATGAAAGTGTCACGAGTATTTTACTCGGACAGAACTCGGACGGGATTCGTGCACAAAGGTAGTAGAAAAATGTTGAATGGTGCTCGTTTCAAACAAAGAAATGAGTAAAAAAAACAATTTTTCACGTTTCAGCCCTACTAATAATGAAATAAAAGGGTATTCCGATCCTCAGTTGGTCATCGGGAAAGAGACTTATGTTTTCTTCTATGCCTTCGATCCTGTGTCGGGATTGAGGAAGAGGAAGAAGTATATGCTTGGTCGATGCAAGACCAGGAAGGAGGTGCAGCGCAGAGCAAAGGATATGATCAGGAACATTACAAGAAAGCTCGAAGGCGGTTGGAACCCCTGGGTAGAATCTTCCGACGCCCTCACCTACACTACCTTCAGCAGCGTCGTGGAGCAATACCACGACTACCTTTACAAGCGATTGAATGACCGTTCACTGCGCGAGGACACTGTTGTAAGCTATATCAGCTACTTGAATATCTTCAAGGAATGGATTGAGCTGAAGGGTGTTGTGGTCTATATGTTCCAACTAGACCACCTGGTAGTTTCACAGTTCCTGGACTATGTATATATCGAGCGTAACAACAGCTTTGTTACGCGGAACAACTATCTAGGATGGCTCCGATCATTCAGCACCTGGTTGCTAGAGAGAGGATATCTCCAGTTGGATCCATGTGCCAGATTCTCAAACATCAGGATCAAGGGCTATGCCAAGGAGCGCACCGTGATTCCTGATAGTGTGATGATTCAGATACGGGAGTACCTGCAGCGGCATAACCGTCATTACCTCCTGGCGTGTTACCTGACGCATTATCTCTGTATTCGCCCCAAGGAGCTCTCGCGTATGCGCGTGGGCGATATAAATATAGGTCAGTGCACCATCACGCTGATGAGCGACCAGACGAAGAACCACGACTCAGTGACTATCACCATGCCTCAGAAGGTGGCCAGGTTGATGATCGACCTTGACATCTTCAGCGCCCATGGAGGCGACTACCTTTTCAGCGACGGCTTCAGGCCTGGTGCCAATCCACATTCAGAGAAACATTTCCGCGACTACTGGACGAAGCATTTGCGCAAGGATCTCAGATTTCCTGTGCAATATAAATATTACTCGCTGAAGGACACTGGCATCACTAACATGCTCCGTTCCGGAGTGGATCCTATATCAGTACGTGACCAGGCACGTCACTCTTCACTTGCCATCACCAACACCTACACTCCCCTCGATATCAAGGCAGCCAATCCGCTGATGCTGAGATATGACGGCGTATTATAGCACCTCGTAGAAGTACCCTGTCTTCAGAGGGCTAACGCCATCCCCCGTGATGGTGAGCTCGATCTTGTTACATATATACTTACGGTTCCGGATGATGAAGAATTTCCGGGGGTCAGGCTTGCCGTCAAAAAGGAATTGAACCACGACCTCGTTATTGCCGTTGACATTTCTCCGGATTTTCAGCCCCTGATTGTGGAAATTTCCAATTGTCTGCAGAGTAGCCGATGGCTGTAGGCTCATGGAATATCCAGGTACGCGTACTTGCACCTGATGCCGGAATTCCGTAAAAGCTACAGGAATACGAACATTCGAAGGCGTAGGCATGTCTAGCTCATGTCCGTATCTCTCAATGAATTCCAGCTCACCATTGAAAGTAAACGTTGAGCCAGTGACGAAGAACACCTCCATAGTGCTGTTATCGCTCTCTTTGGCGGGGGCAGACTCCCCATACTCCAGCACGTCCTCCACTGTCACATACTCACCCTCACTAGGAGCACCTGAGCCAAACCATTCGGCATCCGTCTGATTGTTACAGTTTGCGTTTGCCACGAGGCACTCAAATCTCAGCCCCATGTTAGGCATCACGCCATCTCTATAAAGTAATAAGGATAACAACGACGATCTGAAGTCAACGCACTGATAGACGCGGCACTCCGTCCATGCCATAGCCACGGGGACTATGCCCAGAGACACAGTCGCTGCGCCTTCTTTCCTGATCAGCGGTGACAGCCAGCCGCATTCCTTCAGGATATATCCAAGTATCTTGCCGTTGTCATCCATGTTACACTTGCCGTAGAACCACCCAGCGGGGCAGTGCATGAGCGTGGTCATTTTCTGTTTTGCTGTCATCCTATCGAAGTCCCTGTATAGTTCGTTGATGTCAGCGTACTCAACAGTCTCAAACGCATTCTTCACATCCTCGGAAACCACGTCCACCTCACGTTCACAATCGCTCAGCTCGTATTCGATGTTTGACGATCCAAGATACTCCAGTCCCTCCTCGTCATAGCTACAGGTGAATTCCTCCAATGGCTCAATCGTCTCAGAGCCAGCGCTTCCCACTTCATCGAAGTGCACGATGCTAACCTGCTTGTTAGCTTCGTCGAAGAGGAAGGATGCGTTGAAAAGTTTACGAAACTCATCCAGGAACTTATAGCAGCTCCAGTGAGGCAGTGCCCTGGCAATACTGATGGATACGCGGGTACTGGCCACATAGAGCAGATTCCAGGGCTCGGTGTCGAAAGCATTGCTCTTGATGGTATAGCCCAGCTTGTGCATCACGGTCCTCAGCACCATCATCAGGTTTGGTTGTATCGCCGCCCTGAGTATGCCGATTGCTACCAGATCCTCACCGAGATTATATATATAGGCAGGTGCGTTCACCCAAACGTCAGCGCCCTCGTCATGGGCATGCATGAAAACGTACCTCCCAGGATCACCGATGAAGCCCTGCCTGCTAATCTCCGACACAAAATCCAGCTTTCTTGTGTTGACGTATTTCCCTGCGGCCAGTGGCTTATGCCTCTCAAGCACCTCGCCATAATCCAGCGAGTCGATATATATATTGTCAAACTCAGCCTTGTATCGAAGATAAGACTTTCCGGAAAGGATCTGCAGTTTCACTTCAGACTCCGATATCGACGTGACGGTACCAACGCCCCTTACGACCTCCATATTGTCGGCCACCAGACGGCAGTCCTCGAAATCATCACACACAAACGAGGTGTCAAGGCGGTTTATAGCGCCGAATACCATCCGGTTTTCGGGAATGGCCATGTCGAAAGTAACCTCCATTGTTTTCTCGTCACCATCCTTGATGAAAGGGTTCTGCAGAGTCACTTTAATGCTATTCTGCGCTTGAGGATAGCACTTTTTACCATTAACATAACAACAGATCATCGTGCGTTAAGTGTTTGAAAATGTTTGTAACTACGGTGGAAGGTGTCAAGTGGAAAATCCACCTTGATACCTTTTTCTTCAATGACTGTCAGCAGGTGCTCGTTCACCTCCCTTGACCGCTGCAGTTCGCCACGCAGTTCCTCATTGTCCGTCTGAACGTTTACGATCGGTGCCACCACAGCACTTCCACCCTGCCCCAGCTGGCGAGAGATGTCGTCAGCGGTCAGAGAGCCGACGGTATTGTTCTTCTGGGCTTTGTCCAGGAAGTCCAGCATCGGGCGCACGGCAGGATTGTTTACAGCCTGATGGTTGGCCACGAACTCCCCCTCATGCACCACACCAGCCTCATTCTTGTAACGCTTGCCACCAGTGAAACCGCCAGAGTAGTATCCTGCCTCTTGCGCCTGCTGCTGGGCCTGCTTAGCCACGGCAAGCTGTATTGCGCCCTGGGCAGCCATCAGGGCTGTCAATGGGATAGCCCACGGAAATCCGATCTTGGCCCACGTCATAGTGATACCCACCGCAGTATTCGCCATGATCTCAAGCACCTTAATCCGGAATTCCTTGTCGGCATATTTCTTGCGGATCTTGGCCATCTCCATCTCCTTCTGCTTCTCCAGCTTGGCTGTATTCTTACCAGCCTTCTTGGCAGCTTCGATCTGCTTGTCGTAGCGCTTCTGCACCTTGTTCAGCTCCGACTGCTGCAACGACTGGAAGAGGGATGAGAGACTACTGAGCGTTGCGCCTATCTCTTGAGCCAGAGCCTGCTCGATCTCCATGCGCCGCTCCCCCGCTGCTTGGGTAATCTCAATTCTTCTCTGCTGATACTGCTCTTCGGATATCAGGTCCCGCTGGCGCATCTGCTCGATGATGGCAAAGCGGCTGGTGTCGTTGTCTGCATTCTGCAGTCGCTCCTCAAATGCTTTTAGCATCTGTGCCTTGTTATCCTTCATTTCGCTGACCTGCCGCTGTGATATCTGGTTTTCGATATCTGTCGTGTCACCACCATATTTCTTGATAATGGCCAGCTTTTGTTCCTGATAATCTATCTCAGCCTGTTTTCTCTGCTCGTTGTAGGCTTCCTCACTGTCGATCTCCCCCTCGACGTACATCTTGTTAAGCTCAGTCTGACGTTGCTTATACCTGGTATCGAGCATACTCAGCTCATCGTTCATCTCCTTTTGCTTTTGAGTGCGCTGATAACTCTCTTCGGCAAGTAGCTTATCCAGCATCTTGTTCTCCGTGTCCGTCGTAGGCTGCTTGTATTGCTGCTGCAGTGTCTGGAGCTTAACCAGATAGGTCATTTCGGCCTTATAGGATTCATCGTGGTACTGCTCTTCGGTTAGCATTTTCTCCTGGTAGCTGCGTTTCAGCTCCACCAGCTGCCGGTCGAGAGCTATCTTCAGCTGGTCTGCCTTGGCTGTGTACTCGTCCGTGGTATTATTTCCACCGCCTCCAGTCGGCGTTGTGGCAACAGGCGTTGTGCCGTTGATGCGGTCCAGTGCGGGCTGGTTCTTAATCACTTCGTCTGTCATCCTCTGGATGGTCTGATTGTTCTCCGCTATCTTCTTCAGATGATCCTGGGTCAACTTCTGGCGCTGCTCGTACTCATTCAATATCCTGGCATCCGCAGAGTTTAGGTTTCTCCTGTTATCATCAGAGCCGAACAGATTGGTTGATCCAGGCACAACAGGGCTTATTGTACGTTGCAGTTTCTCGTCGTTCATCTTGGCATGGGCCACCTTGTCGGTGTTGGCCGTGTTCCAGTTCTTGTTCTCCTGCACGGCTTCCTCATGCTCGACATTCTCCTGTGTAAGTTTATCTATCTTTTCCTGATAGGCTCTAGCCTTGGCAGCCTTGATGATATCCTCGGCAAGCTGCCTGTACTGGGCTGCTGCCTGACCTGCAAGGATAGCCTCGTTGCTCAGTTGTCCGAAATAGCCGGGATACTGCTGTTTCAGCTTCTCTACACACGAAATCCGCTCATCCATAGAACGGTTGGTGTCTTGCGTGGCCTCATACAGCCTGTTCAGCTCAGAGGTCTGCCTTGAAGCATCCATGCGGGCTTCCTTCTCAGCCTGGTTGACAAGCCGCTGCTGGCGGCTCATCTCCTGCAGGGCGGTATTCTGTTTCTTCAGGATGTTATAAAGTCCTACGGCAGCTACACCAACCACTGTTATGACAGCTGCCAGAGCCCCGAACCCCGATGCGGTAAGAGCCATGCCTTCCATCCTTGCCAAAGCCATCTGAACCCTCATTGCGCCAAGGCCACGGGTAAAGAGCGTGGCTGCGGCGTTGGCCAGCAATACGGCTGTAGTCCATGCCTTCTGCGCAACCGTGGCTATGGCCGTAGCTGCCGCAGATGCCTTGGTGGCAACAGCCGTCTTTACCTTGGCTGCAGCGTTGGCTATCTCCAGCAACAGTTGTTTTTCGGTAATGGCCACATACAGGGCTACCACTGCCTTCAGTCCGACGTATCCGCCAACAAGCGTCATGACGGCCTCACGATGCTGCACCAGAAATTTGATGGTGTGCAGCAATCCTGTCTGCAGTTCCTTGAATAGCGTATCGGCATTTTCCTTCAGGGGCAGCAATACCGCGCCCAATTCTCTCTGGGCGTTCTGGAGGTCAGCCGTTGCCTTTGCCGCACGATCCATCGATGTCTCCAGATACTCGCCTGATTCAGCCATGCGCTCCTTGATGATCTTTGCCACGGCACCGAAGAAGTCACCGCTCTTCTTGGCTTCCTCGCTGATCTGCTTTGCGCTCAGTCCCAGGTTATCAAGAATCATTGGGCTTTGACGACCAAGACCCGTCACGATGGAGTTAACCAGATAGTCGATGCTCTCACCCGTATCCTTGGCCTTCTGCTGGGCAAACGACAGGTAGAGCCCCAGCTGCTCTACTGGCAGATTGAAGTCCTTGAACTTCACGGCCTGCTTCATCAGCTCCAGTTCGCTCACGGTGCCATGTGTGGCTTTCTTCAGTTCGTCAAGGAGACCAGGCTTGTTAATGCGCTCAAAGGCAGCCTCTACGCCCTCTGCTGACTGAGCCAGATTCACACTCTCGGCAGTCAGGTCACGTACCTTTGCTATAAGTCCGGTGAATCCCGTGCCCATACCAAATAGATTGGTGATGGCAAAACCTATTTGATTGAATTTCGCAAGAAAGCCCATCAATCCGGATTCGTCAGGTTTTAAGTCAGAGGCTATTTTGGATTCCTCGGCAATAGCCTTAAGTTCCTGCTTACATCTAACCAGCTGCTCATTAAGGAATCGCCATTGCTCGCTGCCTCTCTCAATAGCGCCACTGTTCATCTCCCTGTTGATAGAGGCAATGGTCTGCTTTATTTCCTTGACAGACCGTTTGTCAAGAGTCCGCAGGACATTATCGACTTTCTGAGCTGAAGACTGCATCGAGCGCAGTTCCTTGTTGGTCTTATCCAGTTCCTTCTTGAGCCTGTTGAAAGATTCCCAGTCTCCTGCCTCCGCTGCCTTTTCCTTCTCTTTGCGAAGGGTTTCCATATACCTGGTCAGTTCCTTGATCCTGTTTTTTGCCTGCTGATCGTTTATGAATATCCGCGAGGTAAAAGTTTCTATCCTATCATTCATAAAAAAAATACCTTTGCTTTTAATGCAAAGGTAATGAGGATGAAAGGAATACAAAACTACAAACTAATAGAATGGCGGATGACCTCCGCTTCCGGGTGTCTTCCAAGCTATATAAGCTGCCGTTCCTACTACTATGAGCCAGATGAAGAAATCCATAACTTTCCTTTCTTTTTTGCAAATATACGATATCCCTACGAATTATACAAGGGGAAATCCCTATTTTTGAGGGAGATTGCCCTAAAAAGGAGCGGCGGGCCTCACGGATGGCCACCCCATAATCAAAGTTGAGTAAAAAAAACTAGAATGTTCGCCAGATGGCCCATGTCACCGTGCCATCCGGCTCGGTGGTGGTGCTGAAGTCATGATCCATCATGTAGTTGATGATGTCCTCACCGCTGAGCCTGATCATGGGCTCCAGATCTTCCTGAATACTGAGGGTAGTGCGGTTCTGCTGCACGGCTCCGTCCTTTGGCATGTTGTAGCGCATCAGGAAATATGCGTCGAGTACCTGGTGCTTGAATTCTTCAATTTTTCCCATCTTCCAGAAGGTTTTTAAGTTTACTGAGTTTCTTCGAAAAGAGCCTTACTTGGTAGGCTGTGACAAAGAGGTTGTTCCCCTCTACCGGCTCGCTGGCATCATAAGCCTGCGACGACAGGCTTTCCTCGGCAGAGTTAAGGGTTTCTAGCGCATCCTCGAGAAACGAGGGGCTCACTATCTCGTTGACCAGTTCCATTGCCTCAGGCGACAGATTGATTGCCTTGCTCATACGCCTATCCTCCTATGATTGAAGCGAGAAACACGAGTGAGAAACCGAAAGCGACTGCTGCCGCTGCCTGAGAGAAGAGAATGACCTTCGGCATAGCCTTGGCCACGAGATTCATCACGCACTGTCTCGCCGTGCCTGCGTCTACCGGCTGCCGCATCTCGTCGGCATAGCCCTCGAACTGCAATGTTAACTGTTGCATAACTTGAATTTTTAGACATTAATAAATATACAGCACTACGCGTTGTCTAGGCATTCAAGTCGGAATAGCCTTGGGGTGGTTATCCCATACCCCACGCGGTGCTGTAATAGCTTATTCTCTTAAACTGGAAGCATAAAAAATGCCGCCGTATGCGGGCGACCTTCATGCCCGACTTGATATTTTAGACGCTGCAAAGATAAGAATTATTTCCGAACCAACAAAGGTTTTTTGGATTTTTTTTCAAAAAAAAGTAAGACCCCGATGCTCACGCATCAGGATCTTACGAAAAAACAAAGGTATAAACGAATTAATCTCCAGATGGCTGATCGTAGTCTGAATCGTCGCTAGGCGTAGTGTTTCCGGATGTGTTGCCGCCACTCGCCGGATTGCTTGGATTACTGGGGGTGCCGTTAGCTGCATCCTTTGCATCCTGTACTTTCTTTCTCCACTCTCGGTTAAGGATCACCGTACCGTACTTGGTTAGCTCTGCGCGGGTAAACTCGCCTGTGGCCTGTGCGCAGAGGCGCAGGGCCTGGATGTTGTCATCCTTGCCGCCGATGGAGAGGCTCACGTCTGCCAGAGAGGGCCAGCCGCCCTTGTTCTCGATGTGGGTAGAGAAGATGGCCAGACCGTCGATCTTCACCGGCTGACCGCCAAGGTTGAGTTCCCGGATACAGCTCACCATGTCCTTCAGGATGCCGATGATCGTACCCTTGGAGAAAGGCGTGTTGTGGTGCGCCATGTGGTCGGCCAGCTCCTCAAGGCTGATGGGAGCCTCGTTGTCGGCATAGGCATAGTATCTGCCGTAGCCCTTTGAACCTGTCTGCAGGTTCTGTCTGATGTAAGATTTTACTGCCATAATAAAAAAATGTATTAAGTTAAACATAGGCTTTGTGGAGTTTCCACGATGCAAAGATACGGCATTAATTCCGGGCAGAATCAGTTATCGTCGGTTGGCAGCTGTTATGTGCTGGTAACTGTTGCTTTAGTTTGTTTTTTTCTTTGTACCTTTGCAGTGTGAAATTCGAAATCAGGCAATACGGGCGCACGGAACTGGCGCAATGCTACTCGCCCAACATCGGAAAGGAGGCAGCGTGGCGCAAGCTGAGGGACTGGATAGATCGGTTCCCCGGACTAACGGACTCGCTCAGAAGTCTCGGCTACGACGGCACCCAGCGCTGCTTCACGCCCAGACAGGTACACATCATCGTGGAAGCACTCGGTGAGCCATAAAAAATAACCTACGACTATTTGCTGAAAGTCGTAGGCTATTTCAAAATAGTCACTGGGTTATTCAATGATCGTCCTAAGGGTTTCGCTGAGCACACCCATATATCTTTCTCCAAGCGCTTCTTCCTCAATGTGCTTCAACTTCTCAATGGAGCGTCGATAGGCCTTGAAATACCAGTCCTTGGGCTTGCGTTTTCCGTGAGGCCCCGCACCTATGGCCACGTAGAATCCGTAGAAGCGGAAAGAATGCTCGAACATTCGGCCACTCTCCATTTCGGTCAGGTTATGCTCCATTGATCTGATCAGCTGGCCCGTGTCAACAAGATGCAGCATGACGATTTTGTCAACCCAGATGCTTGACATCATCTCAACCCATCCTTCCTCGAACTTCTTAAGTTCCTTATCGGTCATTCCATAACCGCTATATCTACTGTTGTTTGCCATACCTTTTGAATTTAAAACCTTCGCTATCCGTCACGGACGGCGAAGGGGAAACTATTTACCAATAACTAAAAACTAAAACTAAAACTAACCTAAAATATCAGTCTATTCCTTGATCAATATAAACTGGTTATACTTGATATCAACATTCGGATTGTAGTTGACGTGCTTCACCTGGTAGCCCTTCGTTCCCCATCGCCACCACAGGAACTTGTGCTTGTAGATGCGGTTGATGAAAGTGTCGAAAGAATCACGTACTGCATACTTCAGTAGCTGGCGGTTAATTAGATACTCGAAGTCTGCCCACTGATCATGGTAGCTGCAGACGCTATCGTTCTCTGCCTTCAATAGTACGGAGTCTCTTGTCTCACGCAGCATCTTGTTTTCAGAAACCAACTGGTCAATCTTCAGCCCCAGGTCCTTGATCAGCTGCTTGTCAGCCAACTGTTGCTTGTAGTCGGTCTTATCGACCTCGATCACACGCTGAGTCACGACAGGGATAGAGTCGCGGATGGTATCCTTCTGCAAGGGAATCTTGCTGTGCGCCAGTTCAACATTCAGGTCGTTGACCTGCTTCTTCAGATCTAAGTTGACATGATAAGTCCTAACAGCTGCACATATGCAAACGAAAGTCAGACAGATCAATGCCAGGAAAAAAAGGTTTTCTTTTGTTTTCATAAGCCATATTCTTTTTTAAAACGACGATAATACAATAATCTCTCCGCAATGCCATTCTGACCACCATTTACTTTCAGCGTGATCCGGCGAACAATATCCTCTCCCACTTTTCCGCCATCGTCAAGGTCGGCAAGAGAGTTAAGCCCCTTAGTTTGCCAAAACCACATCGATGCCATTTGGTTTAGAGGATATTCGGCAACCCTCTCCGGATTCTTCAACACATCTTCCATACAAAGATCAGACTCAGAGAAAGCCTTATAATTGGCTTTGCCGGTTAGTTGGATATATCCTCTACCCTTGTATTTTTGGCCGTCACCGTCTTTTTCAGGAGTGTTACCAAGGGCTATAGCTTTAGCTCCAGTATCATAAGCGGCACCACTGGCAATTTCCGTCGTATAGCGGAGACAAGCCGACTCGTGCATCACCTGTGCCAGATAATGCACCAGGCGTTTCGTGTTGTTTATCTCATACGCCTGGGACCATTGGTTGAAGGATGCCACGAATTCATCCAGTGCCATAGCAGAAGGCTTCGCGATACCAACGAGCGCACGTAAGAGCTGATGTTTGTTGATCTGCATAAATTATTCCTCCTCTCTCTTTTTGTTGATATATTCGCCCTTCTCGTTGAAGTCCTTCAGGCGTTTCAGGAAAGACTTAGGCAGTACCGGCATGATGGCAGATCCGTTCTCAACGATAGAGAAGGCTTCCCGGATCAGCATCGCCGTACAGATATATTCGCCGATCCACTGTGTAGAGCCGACAACATGGCCGTTCACGGTGTAGTTGGTGAGGATGTTCGACAGTATTAGAAGGCAGATATACACAAAGATCTTCTTCGAGAACTTCACCCAGAACTCCTCGCTGGATAGGTCTTTAAGGATGAAGTGCTTCACCAGGCTGACGATCGTATCCACGACAACAGCCACGCATATCCACTTGGCAAACTCCCAGTCACGGTAGATGTATTGCAGGAAGTTCACTGCAATGGTACAGGGGAAAGCCCCAACAAGCGCAATTATCGTTTTCAATGCCATTTGCTTCAAATTTATTGCAAAGATACGAAGCAACGGCAGAAACTAAAAATACACCCGTGCATCGCTGCAGGGGTGTGGTGAATGTATAAATTAACCCAAAAAAATATTGAAGAGTCTATCCAATCCCAAGCCATTTCTTGGCTAATGCCTTAGCATCCTCGCAGAACTGGTTGTATTCCATCCATTCAGTCTCGTATGTCTCGATGTCGTTCTGGTAATGACGGTGGATGGCCATCTCCTCACTCTTAGAATACTTCGTGCTGATGATGGCATCTGTGAGACAACCATAGTCTTCAGGGTCTTCGCAGGCAATCAATGTGCCACCGTCCTTGCGAGGACCGGTGTACTTGTAGCCTGTGATGGCAGGTACGTCTTCAGGCGTATTGTCCTGTTTCCAGTTCTCAACCACTTCCTCATTCAGGAAGGCTACAATCATACCATCCCCAAAGGGGAAGAAACTTTTCTGTTCGGCGTAAGTAGCCGATTTCATTAATTTTTCCATATCAAGTGAATTTAGTATATAATTTACCATCTTTGCCCCTGACCTGCTGAATGACGGTGGGACAGGGCAGGTCTTCAGGCGTGAAGTCACACTGAGCCTGATCGATCATGATCCTGCTGCCCGTGAAAGCGTAGAACTCTGCATCGTCAGTAGAGAGTTGCCCATCCTCGTCTTTTCTCTTCTGGAAGATGTAAGTCTCTTCCTCATCGCCGTTGGCATCATGGCGAGTGATGGTCTGAAGTATTTTCTTGAATCTGATGGCCAGCACCTGAGCAGGCACCTGCCTCGATATCTGCTGTTGCTTTCCTGTGGAATCCATCTCAACGACAGTCCTTGTTTCTTTGTCAATTTTTGATTCAAGGATTGTATATTCTTCCAGTAATATTTTCGTGGGGTTAGCATTTACCCCCCCCCCATTATTGTCAAGTTCCTTTACTATCAAAGATGAAAACGGAACTTTCTGGTTGGGGTTCATTCCCTTGAAAGGCGGTTTGATGCGCCTGTTTTTGATGATCTTTCCAAGTGACTTTTCCATTCCTATTGTCTTGATTAAATTAATACTGTCTGCATGCTTGATGTATCCTAGTTGGCTTGAAAGCTCTTTCCTGATGTCCTCCTCCGAGAAACCGAGTTTTGCCAACTTATGAGCCCTCTTAGCGAGGTTCTTCTTGTTATCTTTCGACACCCCAACCTTTTCGTGGAAGTAGGTGTATCCTACGAGCCTGATGCCCATCCATACAGGTCTCACATTGTAGTCTGAGTTGATCTGAGCCCTGAAGTCTCGAGTGAGAATCATGATGATGATTTCTCTTGTGATCCTTAGGAACGGCTTATCCCCGTGCATGACCAGAATATTATCCACAAATCTGAAGTAATGCCTTAGCCCCTCCTCCGCAAATCTCCTGAACCTTTCTGCCAGGTAAGCAGACCCTTTCTCCAGAACCAGCCGTTCATCAGGCGATTTGGCAGTCAGGATCCATTCTGTGATATACCTGCTTGTCCAGTATGCCATCTTCTCAGGATCCTTCGGGATGTCAAAGAACCGTTCCATCAGACGGTCGAAGTCTGCCAGGTACAGCATACCGAACAGCTGTGCCAGCTTGATTCCAAGCGGAGCTCCTTGCGGATAGGAGTCGATGACACGGAAGATGAAGTTACGGAGTTTCCCCGCCTTGAACTTGTTTGAGATCTTCCTTTTAAGGAGCTCATGATCCATCAGCGGGAAATAGTGATGGATGTCGAGCATGACGTGGTAGTAAACCTCAGCCTGCGGGTAACGGTACAGCTCATTGCGGATGAACCGCATCATGGCGTGTGTACCGAGGTTGGGCCTTACGGCTGGCGCTCTCCAGGAGATATGGTCATAGACCTGTCTCTCATACGGCAGCATGTGGGCAGCCTCGCAGTGATGATCGAAGACGGGGGCTTTAGCCAGCTTCCGCGGCTTCTTGTCATAGATCCACTTTTCATTATAACCGGAAGGAACGAAGGACTCTTCAATAATCTCCTGCAGAACCCTGTGGGTGTTCTCGTCTATCGCCTCTTCATAGCGCATGACGTTCCACCTTTTATGTTTCTGATCTGCATAACGCTCAAATGCCTCCTGAGCGTTCTCAAGGGTCTCGTTTTCCCGGTTATCGCGAATTCGACGCATAATAACTCGGGGTTAGATGTGAAACATTGTGGGTCTGCTGGAAGGATCTGTGATCCCTTCCGACGGGTATGTCGCTCGGCCTGTACCTACGAGACTCGCCGCCATCTTTCGATATGTTTTTCCTTTAGGAAAGGCTCTCCCTCTTATACTTTAAGGATTACTTTGGACCGCGCCCCTGTTCGCATTGGCATTCGAGGGGGCATTGTTGCCATTGAGCATGCACGAGCCGGCATTGTCGCCATTGTTAGCGTTGCCCAAACGAATAGCACCACGAACCGAGTGGCTGAGGGATCTACCTACTTTCTTCACTAAAAGCGATGCAAAGATACATACTTTCATTGTCATTCAGCAAGTCAAAGAGCGATATTTAACATTATTTGTTAGAGAGGGCCTCGCCCGGAGGCGAGGCAGACCGCCTGACGGCGGTGGTGTTCCTTGCACTCTGCGAGTGCCCTATTCCTCCGCAGGCACGACCAGTTCGGTGTCGAAGGCTTCTGTGAATTCACAGAGGACCGCGCCCCCGCTCGCATAGGCACCCGAGGGGGCATCGCTGCCATCGAGCATGCACGAGCCGGCATGGTCGCCATGGTCAGCGCTGCACAAACGAAAAGCACCACGAACCGAGCCGTCGGTAAAGGCAGGATTGTAATATCCGTCACACATGAACGTATCGTTTGTGCCACCGTCAACGATAGGTGCGCCGCTAAGATAAGCCTTGGTCGTCTGCTTGATAGCCGACCATGAAGCACTGCCATGTGCGGGGCATGTAGCAGCCAGCACCTTGTCAGATGTATCTGACAGGCTAGGAGCCGTGCCGTCGATGACCTTCTTGACGTACATGGACTGTGTCTTGTTCGAGTTGCATACCAGCAGGCTATCCTCCTCCATCACCCACAGAGACTTATACCAGTTCTTCAGACCCATGAAGCAGGGCATTCCGGTAACAGTCTTTGTGGTGCCATCGCTCTTGGTAATTGTGTAAGAGATTAAGCCCGTGAAATCACCCTTCTCGATTCCTACTGACATCTTAAAGTAAGGATTGTATGCTCGATCGCCCCACTGAATGTCATTGTCGTAAAGCACACCCATTCCCAGACCGCCACGATGCAGTCCTCTCTCATCCACACCTTCCACGAAGTCAGCCTGGATGTTGGCATTGTGGAAGAACACGCGCATCAGGGCACCCACGATAAAGATGGCCACACGCTCGTTGGAGAACCACAGGTTGCCGTTCTTACGGGCATAGCCTGTCAGGGTACCAATGGGGATATTTGATACAGGCATTCCTAAAAGTGAGCGCCATGTTCCATCCCATGAAGCCTCATTGTTACCGCCACGATAACGAGCATCTTCAGAGATATAGTCCACCAGCTGCAGGTTTGTGCGGTCGATGGCACAGCGCCCGGCAGCGGAAACAGAAAAAATGGGGATCTTTACGCATGGATGGCCAGGTATTATTCGATCGTCGAACACCTCATACTCAAACCCATCCTCAATCCATGAGCCGTACCACATTTCAACGCCACTACCCCAGTGATAGTGACCGTGGGCGCCTGTGAATACAACAGCAGAGCCGTCTTCCTCATAGAAACGGTGGTCGGACGGTGAGAGTTTTTTTCTGGAGTGGTCATTTTTTACCATGTAGCCACCCAGCTTCAGGATAGACTGCATGCGAGCCAGTCTGAGCAGGTTGCCGACAGGCTCACCCTCGGGATTAGAAGAGTTGACGGGTTTCCGCCACCCGAACCAGGTGATGGTACCAGCGGGATAATTAAGTGCCAATTTCATGTCGGACATGTCACTCTCAACATTCGTAAGGCGTCCGGCATTTTCTAGTGCCATCTCATAAGCCTCGACGTCCCTGTAAGGCCGTGATCCCCAAGGGCCGTCAGCATGAGTAGCATAATTAGGATATTCTGCCATATTATTACAAAATTAAAAAATAATAAGATAATTACTCTGTCAAAACCAGATGAGAACCCTCCATCTTAGCCGTTGTCTTAGTCGGAAAAGTCAGATGAGTACCCTCCATGTGAGGATTCTGGTAAATCTCCAGATCATCTTTAGTTGCAAACTTCATGTTAGCAACCACACATATTTTCTTCAGGATCAGCGCCAGCGCTTTCAGCCTTAGTTTACCCATGATCTACTTCAATTTAGATTTGCATTACGAGAAGAGAGGCAGCGGCCCCGATGCCGCCACCTCTCAAGTCACGGATCAGGCACCAGGCTCATCAGTGATGGAGTCGCTGCTGACACCCTCGAGTGCAGCCTTGATCTGAGCGGCCTCAGAGCCCTCGGCAGGCGAGCCGGTGATGTCGTAGCCCATCCAAGAAGCGATCTCAGCATCAGTGGCCAGCGTCATGTCCATGTCCTCAACCAGACCGTCGAGATTACCCTTGTCTTCAGCAGACATGGCACCAGCAGCAGACTGAGTAGCCAAAGCGAGCTTCAGACCAGCAGCGGTGATGTCAAGACCATTGGCGTTGTTAGGATCAACGAGGATCTTCAGACCGTCAACATCAACATACAGACCACTGGCAGTAGCGTTGAGCTTGATGCTGAAAGCCTTGCCTGAGAGGTTCAGACCTAAACCATTGCTGTAAACGTCGATGAACTTGCTGAGGTTGATCAGCTGATGGACAGCAGTCTCATCACCAGCCTGCGTGTTCACGATCAGGTCGAGCCAGCTACCAGCAGCATTAACCTGAGCGTTGGCCTCGTAAGGAGTCTCAACAGCCACGTTGTCCTCCTCAGTCACCATGAACTTGCCTTCGTTGGCATCAGTACCCTCAACGACGGTCAGCTGAACGCTGTCTTTGAGAAGGAAGTCCTTCGGGATGTCAATCTCGCCGATGGTGTTAAGAGCAGTCACGGCAGCCAGAGAGGCAGCGGTAGTGACAACATAGGTCTTCAGGTAGCCATTGTTGGCAGAAGCCTTCTCGAAGATGTGAACACTGTTGGCATTGATTTTGAGATCAATGTACTTAATGACGCCGATCACAGACTTTTTGATCAGGACGGCCAATGCAGAAAGAGTTAATTTACCCATAATGCAAAAAAGATTAAATTGTTAATAAATAAAAGAACTATACTGATGGCGTTTCCGCCTCTTCAGTCGTGTCAAGAGAGAAGCCAAGAGCATCCTCGATGTCCGATTGTACGTCGTCAACGAGCAGCTCATCCTTCAGTTTCGTATCCTCCGGCATACCCTCCAGGAGACTTTCAATCTCCTCGATGCCGTTGATCTTACCATCACCAGGTGAGCCGGTGATCTTATCCACGATCTCGACAGGAAGCCCTGTCGATTCGAAGAAGAATTCACGTGACCGGACGCGGATGGCTACAATGTAATATTTGCCGTCGTCACGCTTTTCCACCACAAAGGGTACACCACTGATATCAATGGTCTTTTTAATGATTGTCTGTGCCATATTATTCTGCTAAAATTAAATGAGTACCTTCCATCCTTGCAGTTGTCCTAGACGGAAAAGTCAGATGCGTTCCTACCATCTTGGGAGAAACCATACTGTCAACTTTCTCTTCGAGTTCGTCCACACGATCGTTGGTCGCGTAGTCACCTGCAGCCTGCTTGCCTGCCAGCTGTGTGGCGATATCCTGTAGAATGGTATCCAGCGACTGTGTGTCCGATATACCAGCGAGGAACGCCACGATCTCTTTGAACTTGTTGATGTTGCCGTCCACATCCTCACCGATTAGAGACTGAAGGCTGGAAATGGATTCACGAATCTGCACAAGGTCCTCGTCTGTAATACCGCCAACGGTTTTCTCTAGTGCCAAAATCCTATTCTCCTGCTCTATCACGTCAACCTCTTCTGCACGGATGGCAGCATTTTCAGCACGCTCAGCCTTCGCATCGGCATTCTCTGCAGACTCTACAGCCTGGGCGATGGCAGCCAGCAGCTGAGCCATGGGATGCTGCCAGTCAATCCATAATCGCCACCATTCGGATGCAACGGGTTCGCCGTTGTCATCGAAACCAGGCAGTGGATGGTTGATGTTCGGCTCTTCAACAGAAGATTTCAATGAAACCCACCAGTTACCCTGAGCATCCTTTACAGCCTTATTGCGGAGGTATGTGGTCTGAGGGTTCCAAACGGGCCAGCTGAACATCATCGACATGTCATCCCATGTATCACGAATGTTGGTAAAGAGCAGATTTTTGTCCTCGTCCGTCGTGGCAAACCATGTTCTCCAGTCTTCCATGACACCCTGAAACCACAGGCTCCATTCGGACTTTCTGGCGTTGAACCATTCCGTCCATGCAGCCTTCGTTTCGGAGAACCAACTATTCCATGCTGCGACAATACCATCATACCAAGACTCAGCGTTGGACTTGAAAGGCGAATACCATTCCTCTACCTGCTCTTTCAGTTCCTGAGCTGCATTGCCTTGCTCCTCGGCGGTGTTACCCTGTTGTTCGACGATATCCTTCAGCGTGGTTATCTCCTCGATGAGTGCGTCGATGCGGTCACCCTGTCCTTTGGCGTAGTCACCCTGGCTATTGGCATATTCGGCAGCTTCCTCGGCAGTCTTCGCCCCTTCGATACATCTCTGGCGCAGTTCCTCGTTCAGCTGAGCCAGTCCCGCCAGAAGGTCCTGAGGTGTTACGACCACGATCTTCTTCAGGCCCTGCCACTCCAGTTTCATGAGCACGCCCGTATGACGCTCCTGGTCAAAGGATACCGTCTCTATCTGAGAAGCATCCCTGGTCTTTGCTGCCCAGTAGTCGCAGAACTCCTGCCAGTGCTCATCGAAGATCTGCCTGAGCATCTCGTTCTGAGTGTACTCCATCACTTGATTGATTTACTCCTTGTTAAACAGAAGTCTGATTCCCTCCACGAAAGTCTCTGCAATGTCGGCTGCAGTGTCTATCGATACGCCGTCGAGTGGCTGCACTTGGATAAACAGGCGGTTGCCGTCCGGGTTGACACGGAACAGTGCCACTTCCTTACCGTCCTTTAAGGCTTTGCCGTTCATGGTTTTCTTCTCACCTTCCACGACATAGTCCATGTTGACGATGGTACCGTCTTCCAGTTCCACCGGCTCGAAGTTACCCTTCAGGTAGCTGGGAGTCTCTTGCAATTCGATCTTTGCCATAATGATTCACTTTTAAGTTAATACTAAGTTTACTTCTTCAGGATTTCCAACAAAGCCTGCTTCTGCGATATAAGCATATCTGCATTCTCTATGTTCTTAATCATAATATCGCGCGTCTTATCGTCCATCACGATCTTCCCTTTATGGAATATCTCGCGTGCGAACTCTGCAGATTCGATGTCTGTAGTGTGCTGATAGATGTAGTTTGCCAGTGTCTTCGACAGGTCGCTTTCAACGAACACACCGATACTAACTTCCTCCTGGCACTTGGTGAAGTCATACACCTTCACAGGATCCTTTTTTTCTTTCTTGTTCATATGTATTTATTGTTGAGTTTGAAAATATACTTCACCCAGGCGAAGGCAGGACGTCTTTCAAGATAGTTATTCTCCAGATGGTTGCCGAAAGCCTCCTGTTCAAAAGAGACAGACATGTAGGCTTTCTTCCACGAGAAGGTAAGCGCCAGTTTCACGATGAACTCTACCACGTACCAGACATAGAACAGGAAGAGCGACAGAACCGACCACCAGCCACAGCCTTCTTCAATCATCAGTGTGAAGATGCCAATACCTAGCAGAAGCATTTCAACCAACTGCTGCAGATGAATCCCCTCATGGATCTCTGCGAACCAGGGGAGCCGGTTACGATACTCTTCCCTAACAACCATCCAGAATAGAATCAGGATGGAGATGTATCCCTTGGCAGGGATGAACTTGCTGTAGACTTTCTTTGGCTTCATCATGACATCCTTACTTTTAAAACATCACCATCAAGATATACTTGGCCAACATTAACAGAACTCGCAGACGACGGCCATTGTGATATATAACTTGAACCTATATAAACCTTGTGTGCAGAACTTAATCCGAATGAAACTGTACCATAATTATCCTGGTGTGAGATTCTTACGCCATCATCACAATACCCCGTTATATTGCCTCCAGAGCCACTTATATTGAAATAGTCTTTTCCATAATAAGCAGAATTAGAATATCTAAGTCCACATCTTGTTTCACCATTGACTGTCCAGAAACCTAAATTCAGAACTTCTGTGTTGCCTGTTTTACCAACAAGTCTAGCACCCAATTCAGTTGGTTCTATAAATAACTTATTTGTTCCAGAACCGATGCCTATATTGCCAGTGATGTTCCCGCCATTAATGGTACCTAAAATAGTAAGATTGCCGTCAGAATCAAGAGCGAGAGTTGTCTGGCCAGCCTTGTTCTTGATAGTAAAATTACCCGTCTTGAAGTTGATCTTATCAGCAGCGACGGTGAACGTACTGAGTTTGTTGCTGACGTACAGGCCTACTTTTCCTGCAGCAGTCACGTTACCGCTGCCGTCGAATGAAGCGGCCACAGCCTCCCATTTGTTTTTGTTCTGGTTTATCCATGTAGCGCTGTTCCCCTGCTCACGGTCGATTGCACCGGCATAATCCCACAGGCTGCCGAGACTGTCATTGATACTGTTGATGGCATTGTCAGCAGCCGTTTTGTTGTTTGTGACAGTGGTATTTATACCATTCACCTGTACCTTAAGGTCAGCGTAGCCCTTGATTTTACCGTCACTATTGAACTCACCGGCCATCAGCGACAGGATACGGTCATTCTGATAGACCCATGTAGCATGATATGTCTGCTCCAGGCTTTTTCTAGCAGTGACTTCCGTATTGAGGTCGGAAGTCAGATTGGCAAGCGCCCTATCAGCAGCCGTCTTATTGTTGGTGACAGTGGTTGTGATATTGTCGAACTTGATATTGATGCTAGCCACGGCCTCAGTCAGGTCGGAAGCCTGCTTGCTGGCGCTGATGGTGATATGCCGTGCGTTCTGCTCGAACTTTGTAGAATACTGCTCCCAAGTGTTAGCAACGGCATCCGTGGTGAGAGCTACGAAGCGGATGTAGCACTCTCCAGTATAGCTGATGATCAGTTTTCCGCTGCCAGCATAATCCCACGGCAGGTCGCTGTTGTCGCTAGCCTGGTACAGTTTCCAGTCTATGGCATTGTCAATGTCACGCTCCCATCCCGTGTATGTACGGTCAGGCTTCAGGAACCTCACCGACAGATGACCAGCTGTTACAGGCAGGATCCTCACAGCCATATACAGCTTGTTTGGGATGCGTCTGGTGGAGTAGCTATTGGGGTTAGCCGACTCCATCAGCTCATGGGTACCATTCGCCTTGATGAGGACAAAATCCTGCGACACGCCCATACCATAGAGATGCAGCACACGGCAGCCGTCCATATCCTCCACCTTGGCAGTCAGCTTGCTGTTAATAGACAGAGGGGCGCCATTGATCAGGATAGGTTCTGCGCCATTCCCTTCATTGATGCCAAGCATCTCCGTGTTCGTGTCGCCAGGTGCAGCAGAACCATCAATGGCACATTTATTCCAGCCCTCAAGACCATGCTGGAAGAAACCATTCTCGATGAAGTTGTCATCCTCGCTGATGTTGTATATTGTCTCGGTATAGACACGTTTGAACAGTTCCCTGGTCATCTGCATGGATGCCGTCAGGCTCTCGCCCGTCTGGAAGTTGAAGAACTTGCCGACGCCATACAGGTTATTGATGTAAGCGCCAAAGCCCTCCAGCCATCCGAACAGCTGGGTATGGATGCCATCCAGATTTCCGATACGTCCTTTCAGGGCGTGCTGAGGATCCGTCTTCTGACCATAGAGGATATCCATGTAAGGAGTATTCTCGCCAATGGCCATGATGCTGACAAGACCTTTTCTCTTTGGATCGATATCGTTGTCCCAACGAACAAACGTGTCATTCTCCAGTATGAGACTTTCAGCTGTTCCGTGCTCCATGGTGGTAGTGAAGTTCTCAAACTCCACCCAGTCTAGGCGCTCTTCATCGTTCTTATTCCCGAGGCCGGCAGAAGTGATACGCAGCTCATAAGCCTTCGTCACATACCAGTCATTAGACTCCGACGGATCGTCGTTGTACTGTTGGACACGGATAATATCACCAGTCCTGAAGGGATTGTACAGCTTACCGCCTTTCGTCTTCAAATAGACACGGCCTGATTTGCTGTCGTAGTGGTCCACCTCCATCATGTCGGAGAAGTAGCGGTTGGCATTTTCGCCCATCAGCTGAGAAACGATCTGCTCGAACACGCGCAAGGTGCCACGAATAGTAGCATCGTCAATCTCGAGGTGATACTTGTACTCCACGACACCGGCAGCATTCACCACCTCCTTCTTCTGTATTGCCCATCCGAGGCCACCGAAGAAGGCAGACACGAAATCAGGAGATGAGAGGCTACTCGTGAAAGTAGAGTCACCTTGCACCTCCAAGGCAGGTATAACCCTACCAGCTTCATCACGATACTTAGAGCCGTCACCCAGCCTGGCATGTTCACGAACCCAGAGATCCTTCAGCTCAGCAGCACCTTCAGGCGTGATTATGCCACCCTCAAGACCGGAAGCATACTCGCCGAGGATGATGGTACCAAGTGAGATGAGACCTTCAAGGAACTTAGGTTTATTGAGGACTCTTTCGAAGATGATCTCATCGAATACACCGTTACGAGTCATGCGAAGCAGATCCAGAAAAGCCGTACCGATGCGCTTAGCCGTGTTGGCATGAACGCCCCGTTCGTCGCGGATCGCCCTGAAAGACTCTTCTAGTATATTGTAATCCTCGTCTATTATCATGAATCAGAATTTTATGCAAAGATAACACCCCTTGCAGCATACTAAAACTACAGCATTACCCTCGTGCGTCTGAACACCTCATCGAGGGCCGTTGTGAACATACCCATGTACTGCTGTCCGAAATACTCCTGTTCCAACTCGTTGAGAACCATTCTTGATGCATAGTATTTCGACCAGAACCAAGGTTTAGGCTGACGAGGATGACCACCAGCCACACGTCCACCCCATGCCGGACCAACCTTCTTTGGTTTGTCAAGGCCATGTTCCCTACGGTATTCCTCACCACCAGGCAGGAGGAACGGCAGCGTACCGTCCTTCTGTCGTTTCGATTCGTAATAGCGTCCCAAAGAATCGGTATAGCCTTCGTTTGAAAACTCACGTCCAGTACCGTCATCCTGATATTTACCATAAGCAGGAAAAGAGTGAGTGATGACGGCATTAGCACCCTGGAGCAGCAAAGCACCTTCAATTTGAGAGCGAAGATTACCAGTATCTACGACACGTAGCATATCAATACGCTCACGCCAATAAGTCTTCATATTCTCAGTCCACTCCCTCAGATACCTCTGTCTGTCTTCTTCCTGGAGTGTACGACCGTGCCCGAGTCTTCTAGCCTCTCGCCTCTTGATGGCGAGATCTTTCATATATCCCATTGCTTATTCCTCCCATTCATTAGCATCAAACACCAGGTTCAGCGGTTCATTGTTCTGGAGCTGGAAGAACAGCCCAGTAGCCCCGTTGAAAGAATAACGACCGTACTCATGGCTGAACACCGTTTCCAGATTCAGATACATGAGTGCCGTGCCAAAGGCCATAGATGCCTTATCCTTGATGGTGCGTGAAAGCATCTGCTTAAAGATCTTTCTCGCAAGCGCCAAAGCCTCTTTGTATTGATCCTCGTTTCCGTGCTGGTAACCGACGATGATATAGACGGTATATACTTTTCTGTCAAACCAACCAGGCTTGGCTCCGAAGGTATTGCCGGAAGTAGTGTCATCGACGAGGACGAAGTTTGCGAAATCTCTATACTCTGCCATGACCTGGTCCATACCATCAGGACCAGAGCAGTTACCAACGTAGAATCCGTTGTTTTTGACGAGCTTGTTTTTGTTCGCCATCTCCTTAAAATAATCAAGGTCATCGAAAGTCTCCTTACTTGTTTCCATATTTCCGTTTGAATTCCTCTGCATCGCGAGCCTTGGCATCCAGCTCAGTCAGGCATCGCCAGCAATCCAGTTGTTTAACAGTCTCTTCCTTGGTCACGTCCCCATCGGTGAGTGCCCTCATCTGGGCGTTGATGGCATCGAGCATTTTATAGTTGCTTCCGACCATTTCTTTAATAGGTCGGAAGAAGTTCGGGAAGGCATGGGCGAGTTCCTTCTTGATATTATAGAACCAGAACAGCGTGCCAGTCTGCTCAGCTATATCGAGCTGCAGGCTGTCTGGCATATAGCCTTTCTTATCACGATAGAGGATCTTAGCCATCGCCACAATACGATCAATCCCCTTGGTAACCAGGTAGCCTTGGTAACAAGCCTCCAGATTCAGGTAATCGATAAACGGAAGACCGTGCAGGAGTCTGTCCACCGCCCAGCATCCACAGATGTTCTCCAGCCGAACATCCATATCCTCCGGATGGTTTACAAACTCCAGTTGCCCGATCATATCTTGAATCTGCCAAGTCTGCAGGTCGAAGAAATGAGTTTTGCCCGTGTCAAGGACGACAGAGCAAGACCAGAACCCTTCAGGATGTTTCTTTAAGACCGTAATACCACACAGACGAATCAGCAATAGCGTGCGAATCTCCACCTCATTGTATAAGTTGGAGCCAATGAGCAACAGCACATAACGCAACTGCTCCTGAGACATTTTATTCCAGGCATCCGGACAGTGCAGGTGCAGCACGTTATCCGACGAAATGGAAGGCGCCGTCTTCTTGTCTGTTTTCATACGGTTCAAAATGATTAGCTTCAAAAGCCTGACTGTTGCGGTAAGTGCTGAAGGAGTCAAGATCACCCTCCAGCGTGTTCATCAGGCGACGGAAGTATTCCTGCACCGCCTGGTTATTACCCATGATAGCCATGCCGATAATCCGGCGCACCTGATGTACGATTCCCTTGTTTTTGTCAGAGAGAGAATTGGAAGCCATCTGGAGTATCAATTCATCCATAAACTCATCCGAGATCTTCTCTCTCAGCCAGCGGTCAGTGGAGAGGATGGCAGACTGGGCAGCTTCCCAGTCTTTAGCCAACGGTGCCTGTAATCCGGCAAACGATTTCAGCAGTTTGAAAAAGCAGAACAGCGTATCGATGACCATTAGCCCCTGAGTGTACCAGCCATCCAGCTTGAAGCATAAATCATTCAGCTCATCGTTCAGCATTAGCCATTTCACACGCAGTTCCCCGTCGAGAGCATCCACGCGCAATTTCGAGGCAGGTGCCGTGTTGTCGGTAGAAACGACACCGAAACCCGACCCCGTCAGCACCAGGTCGAGGTTACGCATCTCACGAAGGAACACTTCAACCGAAGCCAGTTCCATAACCTTCATGGCGAGTTGTCCATCAGGCTCATTGTTAACAGCGGTGACACCTTTATCACCAAGACGATCACAGGCGATATCCTCAATGCACCCGTTGATCTTACTCTCAAGTTTGCTGAAGATCCCCCCTTTGGGTTCCCTGGCAGCAGGCACGGCCAGATCGAAGGCCTCCTTAGTTATTTTCAGATTGATTTCCATCAGTTTCAGTATTTACAGAAGTTTCCTTAGCATCCTTATTCTCGTCCAAAGTAGTCAGTTGGATCATCGGCACATCGAGTTTGAACTTATCTTGCCAACCATTGATATACATGATCACGTGGAAAGGCACCTCCATCACATCATGGAAAGCTTTCTCAATAGCCTGTTTGAGTGTGAAGAGCTCACGTTTGTCACTACCTGAGTTGTTCATCTGCGACTTACCAGGCGTAGCCCCAACCATGTTCGGGTGGACGCCCGTTGCGAAGCAGAGGGAGTTGGCAGCTTCCGACATATCTTCGCTCCAGTCGCCACCTTCCTTCTTATTACCATCGTTCAGGTTGATGACACGCACCATACGCCTTTCGCCCTTGCCATCAGGCAGCGTGTCGTAAGTGGTGACCCAAGCCTTTCCTGCGTTTTCCGGTTTGGTACAGAATTCCGTAATTCTGCGGCGTTCCAGCTTAATGCGCTCAGCTCTTTTCACTTTGTCAGTGATATTCTCCTGGTTGCAAACGCTATCCCAATAGCTTCTGTGCACCTCCACTTGGATGCGGGGAGCAGCAGTGTTACGGATCATATATCGCTTGCCGATGCCGATCAGGCGGTAGATATCATACCAAGCATCCCGATAGATTGAGAAATAGTAAGGAATTGGATAATACTGATATCCAGGAGTAGGCATCACGCAGAGCATGGCGAACTTACAGTATTTGCCATCAGCAGGCGCATTAGCTCTCTCAGCCGTGTACATATTAGGAGCCTTACCCATTCTATAGAGCAGGTCATCCAGAGGGTTGATCTCATCAAGCAGGGGGATAGCCTCAATCGAGCTTGCGCGACTAGATCTCCAGTCGCCCACCAGCACATGCCCAATCTGTCCGAACTTGTTGCGAACCGTAAACCGGCAGTCGCAGGCGTTACGCATACGAACCTGTACGATCTTCGAGTGATCGCGGCTGAGATGAATCACCATCACCGAGAAGAAGTTATACTTCATGTCAGTAGATAAGCGCCACCAGATGCGATGAATGGCGTTAGTGAGGCAGAAGCGCCGAATCTCAGGATCCTCAGTCTTCTCCCCAGTCTCACGGTCCAGGAAACGGATGCCCTGCCCATAACACGTAAGGATATTGAACTGTTGGCACTGGCTTAGAACCATATTGTCCTCGATGAGCTGTTGGTTCCTGTACGGTGCTTCATTGTCCTTTCCCCAGTTCACGTATTCGTAAGCCCTTCCGTTGATACGGATGAAGTTGGTGTCGATATCGTCCGATGTACTGAACACGCCGACGGTATCATGCTTATAATGGGTAGAAATCTCCGCTTCCAGCTGCATAGAATCCTCGATGGATCCCTGCATGATGCTGTACACCTCATATTCGCCTTTGGTACCAACCGGTACCATCATATTCTCTTTTTCGCTCATAGATATATAGGATGTCCGTTAATATTAAACATAAAGATGTCAGGCACCGTGCGTATCTCATTGTTCACAGGGTTGATGATCCTGTGCCAGCCACCGCGCCAGTTGGAGCTGCTGACCAGCCAGCCCTTATACTCAATGATATTCCCCTTGGAGTCCCAGGCTTTGATCCACACTCTCTGCCTGCTCTCACGGGCGATATCCAGCAGCTGGAGCCCCTCTTTCATGTGAATAGGTTTCTTCGGCTCCATGTTAGTTAAAAGTATAGTCAAACGTATCGTCGAAGATCCTGCCCTCAGCCCTCACATCGAAGATGTTGTGATTGCGGTCTGCATACTCATATTCAAAGGTGAAGCGAGGCAAGGCATCAGGCGCATTGGACATCTCCAACTTCTCGGAGGTGATCACAACGGGCTTGCCGTTCAGGTCAACACTACCGCGGATGACACTGCACACAAAGATCTCTTCAGAGCGCAGCACCTCACGCCACCAGTTGGCCATAGGAAATGAAAGAAAGCCCGTGTCCGCCTTGAAGCTCTCTCTCTCCTCCATGTCGTAAGTCTTCTTCAGTCGTCCGATACGAGCCTGCTTGCGATCGAAGGAAGATACCTGTTTCAACTCACCTGTGCAGTAAGCCAACTCCTGAACACCAAAGGAGTTCCAGAAGAGCAGCACAGGCGCCACATCAGGCTCAGCGTCCAAATCTATCTCATAGGTCATGCGCCTGGAGCCAGCCACGATAACATAACGCAGCAGCTCACGACCAGAAGAAACGAAGTTCTCAGAAGAGGTGTCGATGACAGTCACATCACCTGTGGAAAGGACAGGAACATTCCACTGCAGTTGGCTGCCGCCAACATAATAAGCCGTACATGTAGGCGTCTCATTGCCGATATAGCTCAGGCGTTCCATCCATCCGATGGCGGTAGTCCTGGTACCGTCCATCAGCGTAAGGAACCGAGAAGAACACCAGCTGTTGGCAGTCATGTTCAGGATGTTCGCCTTACAGCTGACAACAGTCGTCGCCAGACTTCTCTCGTTGGTATTGCTGATTACCTCGTTACCGGCATTGTTCTGTGTCACCTTCTCCTCCCTGATAGTCACACCAAGGGCGAAAGTCAGCCATTTGTCTGCATAAGGCTCAATGAGCTTGTCCATATCGCTCAGGGTGATCACACCGCTACGGTCAGGATAGAGGTATTCGCTGTATATCTCCTCCTGATCCCCCGACTTTGTGACGGTGACAGTCAGCAGCACCCTGGTCAGCGATATTGCCAATTTGATATCTGGCACCTGACAGGAGAATTCTTTCGACTGAAAAGACGTGTATAATGTAATCATATCGCAAAGGTAATCCTACATGCGCATATATAAAACTACAAAAAAAAAGGACCGCGTGCATCACTGCAGGCAGCCCTCCCGATTAGAGAAAATATGTTAGTATAGGCTTAAGTTATTCTCCAAATAGCCCACTTCACCGTACCATCGGTGTCAGTGGTCGGATTGTAATCATGTTCTGTCATATACTCTATGATTTCCTCCTTGCTGACATCCATCATGGCAGCCATATCATCCTGTATCTCCTCAGTGGTGCGGTTCTGTTGTACGCTCCCATCCTGAGGCATCGGCTGGCGAAGTGCAAAATATGCGTCAAGCACCTTCCGGCGCATCATCTTCCTTTCTTCTTCTTTCATACTCCAGTTCTTTTTTTAGTTCAACAAATGTCTTTTTCAAAGATTTGAGCTGATAGGCCACATCATATAGAATGTGTGACTTTGTACCCTCACCCTCTTCGAAGGCCATCTCCTGCAGCTGATCCTCTGCAGCCTCCAGTACCACAATCTGTTCTTCCAGATTGCTAGGGTCGCAGAGCTGGTTAACCAGCTCCACGACCTTTGGACTTGCATTAACAAAGCTCATACTTCACCTCCTATTTTATGCTGTTCTTCTCCACTGGGGGGGGTAATTTGCGCAGGGCGCACATCCTGGGCACCGTTGACAGTCAGATATTCCATGCGCAGCGCATGGATCTGGGCTGTGACCTGGTGCTTTTCCTCGCGGTATTTGCGGTGGAACCACGCCTTATCCATCTCATATTTCTTGTTGATCTCAGCACGTTGATGTTTCAGGTTACCGATCTGTGAAGCAATTTTCTTCAGCTGAGCCTGGTGCTTGATGGATAGCTCCATCTTGTGCTCAGCTTCGCGCTCACCGATCTCCTGCATCTTCTTCTCCAGCGCCTCGCGCTTAGCCTGGTATTCACTAAGAACCATACGCCTATCCTCCTATGATTGAAGCAAGAAACATAAGTGAGAAACCGAAAGCGACTGCTGCCGCTGCCTGAGAGAAGAGCTTCACACGGCTCACCACCCGCTGGAGAGCCGCCGAAGCGTTGACCTGTTTGAGAGCCCAACCAATGGATATCTCACTGATCTTAACCCGATGGCACTGTCTCGCCGTGCCCTGCGTCTCGGCCTGCCCTATCGGTGCATAGCCGTCGAACTGTAATGTTAACTGTTGCATATTGCTATTACGTTTAGCTATACAGGGATCCGCCCTGTGCGGTTACTTGTCTCTTAAAAGAGGGGGAGCGTCCTACGCCATCAGTCCGTCGGGTTCGGACTCGCAGTCCGAAGGCTGCGTACTCGTAGTCCGTCCGTACGGACTAACCCTAGGGTCAATTCCCTCACTCCCCCAAAGACAGAGAAAGCGGCAGCCCTCCCTGTCGCTAAACGTAATAGACTTCGTCCAAGGACGCAATATCTACTGGGTGGCCACCGCTATTGGTGTAGTGAGGTCTCTGGCAGACCTCGGAAGTATGAGCATAAAAAATGCCCTGAGTCATCACTCGGGCGTCTTTCACCGCCCCTGGAACGATATCGTTCTATTACGTTTAGCGATGGCAAAGGTACGAAAAAATCCCGAACCTCCAAAGAAATTCGGGATTTTCTTTCATTATTTATTGAATTTCGCCCAATTACGGCGAAGTTTCTCATGAAAAGCCGTCATTTTCTGCATCGTAGTTGCAGAATCGTCACCCTCGAAATCAATGAACTTCGAGGTGTCGAAGGTGAATAGAAGCTCTGCCTTATCACCATGACTGCGTAGCGTAAGCTCTCCCATCAGGATGATGTCAAGGCCGATGATGAAGTCAGGCACACCCTTCACGTCCGGCAGCCACGAGGCTTCCACCAGTGCAGCATAGCGACTGTTGCCGGGGAACGCGAAGCAGATGGACGTGCTGCCATCGACAGATCCTGTTATGCCGATGCTTTCAGCCTTTCCTGAAGCAGGCATTTTCAGCTTTTCCACAACCCAAGGTGCAACGGATGAGTAGGTAGCCCCAGAATCCCAGACGGCATTCACCACAATCTCGTGGCGTGGTGCCAGAGTCAGCACCTTCAATGGCGTCTCAATCCTCCCCAGTTCCAAAGGGAACTCATGGCGGAATACGTTTTCAGGTATGTAATCCGACTGTCTCATGGTGCAAAGATAATCAAAACATTCCAAACTTGCAAGAAATGGAAGAAAAAAGCCCTGGTACTCACGTAGCAGGGCCTTCAAATGCTCTTAAATTTTATGAAGTACAACCGGTTCCTCACTTGAAGGACGCGGCCTGTAGTTCCTTGGTTATTGAAGAGATACACGCCGAAAGCCGTGTATAGGTCTTTTCTCCTGCCGTCTTGATACCACGGGTGTACTGACGCATCAATGACGGATTGATACCGGCCCTCATGGCAACCTGGCTGACATTTAGAAAAGAGAAGTACTCGAAGAAAGACTGCAGGTCGTATTTGTAGTTGAAATCCACCTCATAGTCTTTACCGCCATTTTCAAGATAATCCTCGCGTGCATCTTCCATACATATCATCAGGTCTTTCTTGGCATCCTCTACGGTAGGGCCTGCCCCGTTGATGCCACCACCATATACATCATCTTCAGCATGGCACCAGAACGTTCCGTCTGGAGCCTGCGATACAGTAACAGTAACCTTTTTCATAACAATGACTTTTATTTATATAACAAAGTTAGTTCATAGAAAAGAGCTCTCATGATGACAGACACACTTTTAAAAGTGGTCGGGGATTTACTCCCCAACCAACTTTTTCAGGATAGCTTCAGCAAGACCAGTCTTGACCTCGGCTGCGTGTCTCGGCACCCATTCGAATTCGCCCGTCTCGGGATTTATCCATTTGTCGTGCCGCCTTCCGTGTCGGTCCAGGTAGCATCCAGCTTCCTTCAGGACCTTTAATAACTCGGATGTCTTCATAATGTTTAAGAGCTCTTTGTCATTTCTGACACTGCAAAGGTAGCAAAAAAGTTATAAACCTCCAAATTTTTAGGTAACTTTTTTGTTATAAAGGCGCATTTTTAACATTTCACATATGAAAATCGTGATTTTTTACCAATAAGAACGATACTTTTTCTGCTCTCAGGAAAGTTCAGTTTAGCAACAGCTAAACAGGAAAGTCGCCCTTGAATTGGTTGAAAGTTCTCACAGAAGTCACTTTACTTTAGGAAAGTCAGGCGTGAATTACGGGAAAATTTCCAGAAATTCCACGCCCAATTTTCTTCACGGGGACCCAAAACGCTAAGGAACAAGGAATTAGCGTTTTGGGGTTGCGAAAAGCAGCGCGCTCAGCTGCAAGCACAGCCCCCACCGCCCTACGCTCCGAGCCGACTTTCCTACCCAATTTTAGCGGAATATGTAAACTTGTATAGCTGTAGCCGTTGCGGTGGTTTGGTGATGGTGCAAACGTCATCATCCCCTTGGGGACAAAAAAGTTTTTGGGAGGAACCTGTTATTTTAGACAGGTTCATCGGCACAGCTGACGCAAAGACTGTAGCTTTGCAGAAAATTTGTGTTTTGTGGGGGAGGGGAAATGATCACAGGTAACTTCAGGGATTGATTGAGTATCAATCCCGTCTATTCCTCGCCCATGTAAGAAACGAAGCTATCAGATCCGGAGAACGCCACATCCTGAAGATGAAGTTCCACGCCGATGCAGAGCGTATCGAAGGCATCAGAGCCGTCGGTGCGGTACTCCAGCTTATCCTCTTCCGTCTCAGCCAGTTTCTCAGATCGCTTATCCTTTTTGTTCATATACACACCGGCAGTCTCTATCGACAGTAGCAGGGCCTCATTGTTATCACGGTTAATCAGCACCTGGTGGTCAGCCCGACCAACGAACATACGGTTGATCAGTTGGCATTTCACATCATGCGCCTTAGCCTGGCCGATAAACGTTTCATCGACCACCCAACCATGCGACTGGATGGTATAGGTGATGAACGAATAAAACGCACGGTTTTCGCTGATGCCGTAATCGTTGCCAACGAAGGTGTGATCAAAGAAGAAAACGAGTTCCTTGTGTTTATGATATTTGTAATATTCGCAGAAATCGTCACAGAGTTCCCCCAGCTTCCTCTCATATTTCACATAGAACGACTTCAGGACTCTCAGTTTTCCATCATGACCCAGTTGGCCAACCACCATCCAGTTGATATTATCGTTCACATCGAAGGCGCAGAACAGCGGTTCCTCAGGATTCAGATCTGCATCGTTTCTACAGTCATCCTCGAAAGGCTTACCAGTCATGTCAACCAGTGAAATGCGGCTAGTGTTAGGAGCCGTGTAGAGGTTGACATCTTCACGCATTGCACCATAGAAACCATCATAGGCAATGATGATACGCTTGCACATGATCGAGGTGAGGAAGGTAAGAGGCGGCAGCTCACGCTTCATGCGCTTGATGAAGTCTTCGCCCAGGACAGCGAGGTTATATATCGACGGACGTTCCAGATAGAGATAAGCCTGCTTACGCAGGAAGGCCAGCTGCTTCCGAATCCGTGCCAGCTCTTTCTGGTAATGCTCATAACGCTCCGGATGGGCGGTCATGCGCTGTTTGACCTGCCATTCGTAATAGACCAGGCCCTCGAGCACCTTGATCAGTTCCGGATCCATCAGTTTCTCATACTGCAAGAACCAGGAACCTTTCTTAGTAACGGGCATATCGCATGTAATCGTGATGCCATGGTGCAGCGGGCATTTCTCGAAGAACCGTTCATTGCCTCGGTTGGTCTGAAGAGTTTCATTTCTGAGTTTCTCGTAATCAACAAACTTGGCTTCGTCGATCAGCACATGGTCGAGCGACATACCATTAGAGGCACCCTCACGGTCCTGGGTGATGATCTGACAGACGGAACCATTGTAGAAGGCAATAACATTCTCCCAATTCTCGGGCGTGAAGATGGGATCTTTCCATTTCAGAGCCTTCCAGGGCTTTTTTCCAACAGTATAGTGTATATCGCGTTTGAAACCCCATCGTTCCCAATGTACCAGGAGCGACGGCAATGTCGTGGTGAGACATTTTTTATAGGACGGCGACACGAAACCAGTGGTACTGCCAGGCATCTGCTGGAACACCTGGATCTGACGTGTCGCGTCGATCATGCCCTTTCCGGTACCGCGCCCCATGACAGCCACGAGATTACGCGGCTGCAGCATCAGCGGATATAGCTGGGCATCGTTGAAGTATTGTTTCTGGGTATCCGTAGGCAAAGGATTGGAATTAAAGGGTTAGGCTTTATCATCAGGGGTGTCAATGCCAAGCATTTCAGGACTCGGGGAAGTCTCATTAGCGGTAGCAGGCAGTTCCTGGAATTCCGCGAACTCGATCTCGCCATCGTATTTCTTGATGAGCTTTTTGATGCGGGCACGCAAATCCGGAATCTTCTTGATGCCAAGGACAGAAGGATCATCCGTTGCCACGATCTCCAGAGGCACAATCTTGTCAAAGGCCATGTCGGGCGTATCCTCCTTATCCGTAAGGTTGTTTTTGATGAAGTTCTTTTCAATCGAGGCGACAGCCCTATGATCGCCGTCTCGTTTGGCGGCCTTACGGTCCTCCTCCAGCATCTGGTTGATGCGCCACCTCCAGAACTTCCGCGAAGACTCCTGAAGATTACCAATGATTGTCTTCAGGATGGTAACATCATCATAAGCCTGCGACTCCGCCACCTTGAACTGGAGCATATTAAACTCCACGATATCCCGGACAGACTTTGAGGAGAAGCGGCACCAGTAAGTATAAAGAGCCCTCAGCCTGACAATGCGATTGATAACCTGTTCCGGAATACGCTCTTCAACAAGTTCATTCTCATCAAGGGCAAGCCAGCCCTGGTATTTATCAATATCGACGGGAACGCTCATAGGTCATTCATCATTCGTTTGAGGTAAGAAAAGAGAGCATCATCAGCAGAAGGACTTCCAGCCTCTGCCAGTTCGAGGTTACGTTCACGGATTTTAAGGGCTCTTTCAGAAAAGCCCTTAAAGTAAGCGGTCCGAACAGGATTGCCAGGCGTGTTGACGGCATCACGGAGTTCGATTTCATTAAGATCCAAAAGGGCAGAAATCTCCGTAATAGGAGTCAGCTTGCTTGCCAGTTCCTTGATCTTTATCAGCAAGTCCGTTGAAAAGTCCATTGAGTTGAATAGAATTATCATCCACAATATCCTTGAATCCAGAGAACTGCTGCAGGAAAATATCCTGATCAGAAGTTACTATCGTGCATTCCGCACGGTCACCGTAAGTCTGGTTCTGGCTAGATATGACAGTCACAAGGTGATGATCATTCTGCACGAGCACCACCTTAGAGTGGTTCATGGACAGATAGACCGAATCAAAGCAAGACTGCATTTCCCGATAGAGTTTCACCGTCTTTTTCGATGCCTTCAGATCAGCCAGCAGAACAGAGTGGCCGATAAGACCTTTTTTCCTGAGGTTGAGGAATCCCCTGAGGAAGGCATCAGAAGTAGAGAAGGTGGAGATATAAACATCCGCACGCCCGGTTTGCTCCAGGATCCATCCGAGCAGTCCGAGCGTGTGGAGTCCCTTGCCAAGATAGCTCTGTAGCGGGCACTTGGCAAGGGGCTTCAGAAGATTATTCAGATTTTTCCCCCTCGGCATTCGAATTGTTTTCTACAGGATTGACAATAGCGATGTCTACACTTGCGAGATCTTCCTTGCGCTGTTCCGACAGAACAACACCAGCCTTCAGCAAGATGTTCACGCGGTCCTGGATCTTTACGCGCAGATCTTCCAGCTTTGCCTTCTGATCATCGGTGAAGTCAGGATCCTTAGCCTCCTGTGCCAGCTCTTTCAGCTGTGGGAGGTAACGGGAGATATATGACTGAGCGTAGTCCACCATTTGCTGCTCAGACTCAGAGAGGCCCTTACCTTTAGTGGCAGTCACCACCTCATCCAATGTGCCCAGGAAATCATCATAGCGAGCCATATCACGCTTATAGGCGTACCAGGCTTCCTTCAGTACCTTTACATGCTCATAAAGGTCACAAGGAGCATCAAGCGTTTTGCAGAGCTCGAATTTAGCTTTGATCTTCTTCCAACGTTCTGCATTGACTTCCCAGAGCTTCTTGATCTCCTCCGGCAGACTGTCATGATCAGGTCGTTTGCCTATCACCTTCACCTGCGGATAGGTCACGCCCTCCTGATCTTCAACCACAGGCATAGAATTATCCACAGTTTCCACTTCTGCAGCAGCAGAGATATGAGGAAGGACCTCAGCAGCCATTTTCTTCACATCATCGAGAGTAAATCCGTCGTTACGGATATCGATATGCTTCTTGATCTCATATTCCAACTTCTTCAGAAGGCGTTGTGGTGTTCTGAGAATCTGTTGGTAGAGTACGCGGTTACGGTTAAGGCGCAGCAGCAGCTCAGCGCCTTTCAGGATCATCTCATCAGAAGAATGATCAGCGTGGTACCAGGCAACCAGTGCCTCAGTAAATTTCGGATCCAATTTTCCCATAATATTCAACTTTAATTAAAAACTGGGAGGTCGGCAATGAAGCCAGCCTCCCGCAACTAAAACTAATATGAATGCATTTGTAAGATTAGCCACCGGCACTAGCGGTAACGAGCGAATCAGTCTTACCATCGATGTTACCATCTTCCGTCTCAATAATGCCCTCATAGAAAGGAGCAGGATTGATATCAGAAACAGAAGCTGTGATGGTCGTCTGAGCAGTATCTGTCACCGCTTTACCTGCGCTCTGAGAGAGTTCAAACTGCACACGGAACATCTCATTACCGATTATTCGGATGGCACCACCGCGCTGCGGGTATGCGATCACCACGTCATCGTTGTTCAGAAGGGCAATGAGAGAAGACACTTTCTTCTCAGTACCAGGAAGAACGAGAGCCACCTTATTGAGGAACGAGCGGCTGCCTTCAGCGCCCTGACCCTCGCAAGAAGGTTCAGACTCGCCCTCGATGAGCTCCACTTTCAACCATTTCTTATCAGCCGCAAGGACGAAGTTCTGTTTGATCACCACAACATCCTCCATGTTTTCGGCAGCATTACCTAGGACCTTAGGGAAGGTCTCAATATTCTCACGACGAATGAAGTAGAAATGTGGGCGCATGCCAGGCAGAGAAGCCTGACCTACGCAGAAACCTACATTCTCGTACAGATCGATATCAGAAGTACATTTCTTAGTCATAATCTAACTAATTTAAAAGAATTACCATGCAGTATACTTAGTATTAGCCTTACGAGCCACAGCCAGCATCTCCTTGTTGATAGAGATATACTGAGTACCGAAGAACAGGTTGGCAATGAAGTCCACATCGTAATGAGAAGTCAGAGAGGGCTTAACCTCGAACTTCTCATCAGTAGTCTCCTGGTTCCAGAGAGTTACGATGTTATTCTTGGAGGTAAGGCAGAGATAATCATCAGGCACATTAGCTAAAGGCACAAACTCAATATTCTTCTTTCCATCGAGGTGAGCTTTCTCGAAAGCAAGGTTATAAGGCAAAGCACCATGATTCGTCTGGTAGCAGATCTCATATCTGTGCTTAGCCGTATCACTCATGAAGAGTTTCTTGGGTTTGCCATCACGAAGTTTCTTATCAACACCCTTCCATGTAGAGTTAGCAGCCTCAGAGCCCCAAATGAACTCGTTTAATACATCCTCAGCATTCTCGGTGGTGATACCCTCTTCAGGAATGGTGAACAAATTCTGCATTTCGGCAGACATGGCACCAGAGGCGATTTCCACATCTTCGATGGCACAGAAACCGTTGAACCATTTCTTTGTAAGGCTAGTGTCTTGCTCATCGTGTTTGGCAGTCCAAAGGTAGTCAAACATGTGCTCACCGATCTGAGCAATGATAAAGCCACAGATGCGTTTAGTCCAAGGCTGGTTCTTCTGACCAGAAGGATTCACGACATCACTACCCCACAAAGTCTTATAGATGCTCACGGGATCAATAGGTTCGATACAGTTACCAAGGAAGGTCTCCAGTGTGCGTTGTTTGATATCAGTGGCACCGTCACCCTTCTTATATTTGTCGAAATTACCCATCTGGAACTTTCCACTCAGCTCATGGATATGCTCCTTGAAACGGATACCAGTTCGTAAACTCATATGCTGAGTCGCCATCTTGAGGGCGAACATCGGCATGGTTATAAGTTCAGTGCGATACTTCTGAGCAGACTCTTGAAGAGTCTCTGGCGTGAAAGCCGTCTTAGGATCTTTCACTGGCTGCACTTTAGGAGTAGCCGTAGGATTTGTTACAGGATCAGCCATAATTACAGAGCATTTTCAATAGAATTCCACAATTCAGCGGCACCGTTGAGACCTTCATCCTCAACCTTGGTACCACTATTACCAGTCTCACCAGCACCACCCTTCAGGTCGTTGATCTCCTGAGTCTTGGCATTGACATCATCCTTCAGCTGATTATTTTCAGTCTTCAGAGAGTCAATCAGGTTCCTAGCCTGCTTGCAGGCATCATCCTGGGACTTCAGCAGGTCATCGATCTTTTTCATCTGATCTTGAGTCAGGGTGATTTCACCTTTTTCGTTAGGCTGAAAGCCATCCTTGATGGACAATACAGCCATTACATTTTTGAAAATCGTAACCATTTTGTTTGTAGAGTTGACGGCGAAAGAGTTCTTGAGTCCCTTCAGCAGCTCCATCGCCTTTTGGAGGGTGCCAGCTGGAGATATCTGCTCACCCGTTTCGAGATTGAATCCTTCGGGGATCGCAGGGAGACCCATATCATTAATAATAGAGTTAGAAATCATGTTGGAAGCCTTATCTTCCACCTTGACAGACTCGATGACTTCATCGACGATACCGAAATCCTTGGCATCAGAAGCCTTGATCCAAGCAGCGACCTTCATTTTAGCCTTCACATCATCGACGCTTTTACCATTACGGTCAGCGTAGATCTGAGCCAGGATATCATCAATGGTCGAGAGTTGGTTGCGCGTGAACTTCAGTCGGTCGATGGCCGCATCAATCTGTTCCTTGTTACGGCTGCCGTATTCCCCAACCCACGTCATGGAGTTGTGGATGAGGATCAGAGCGTTTTTTGCCATGCGGATATTCTTGGCACCCATAGCCATGAACGTAGCCGCAGAAGCGGACATGCCGATGAAATCCACGTTGACATCGCCATGATTTTTGAAGAGCTCATAAATCTGGAGTCCGGTATCCACATAGCCGCCGAGAGAACAGATAGCCACGTCAACGGGCTTGCCCTTCTTTTTATCGAGGACAAATCGCACATAGTCAGCTGAAATACTCCAGCCGACAGTACCAGTCAGAAAAAGGTCATAATTCTTCATTTCTACCTTGTTTTCGGCAAAGGTAGAAATGAATTTAAGATTTAGAAACTACCTAAAATTAAGCTATTTGCGGTGGTCTCTTGGAAGAAGTGAGGGTAACAGTCACCTCCTGCAGCTGACTGTCGGTCATGCTGTCAGGGATGGTATCGTTGACAGATACCACGCAATAAGGTCTGTCACAGGAACCAACTAACAGCAGCTGCCCGTTAGCGAGCTTCACCCTGAAGCAGAGATGACCGCGATGGCTGAAGTTCTCGCAGGTACGGAATACAAGCGTTGAAGTCCAGATAGTGTTTTTATCCTCTACCTTATTAATAATAGAAAGTTTGGCAGGAACAACGATAGGAACTGAAATCCAGTTCACAGAAGGAATTGACACCACGTTGATTTTAGATCTCGACATACCATCCAGATCAGAAGCCTGACAAACATCGACAGCCACCACATTTTTGATCAATTTCATAATTAATGTATTTATTACTTAAATGAACCAAAACGACGCCCCTGAACAAAAACGGGTGTCTTTATGGGAAAATAAAATCGTCTATTTAACAATAATTCAATTATTTAACATCCTTTTTGCTTCGGCTCTTTTTTCTGAGATCGATGCCCTTTTTCAAGAGTTTCCTTTTCTCACGGTAGAATCTCATCCGGATAGTGTCAGCGTAGTCGAGATCGATACCGTGCATTTCACACCACGCATAGGCAGCAGACTGGAGTTTAGAATCTTCACTGCACATCTGAGACATTTCATTCCAGAGGTTGTCGAGAAAGATGGATTCAATGTGTTTAATGATGAACTTCTTACCATTCTCAGAGACATAGTTCCAGGTCGCAGGATCTTTCTGTTTGGAGTAAGGAATGCAAACAGCTGTCAAGCCATCTCCAGACTCCTCTTCCCTGGCATACATAGGCGGTCGTCGTTGTAGCACACACACGATTCTGGCGTTAGTCACTGAATGATCATCAAAGCGCACAGGATTCCCGAAGTGATGCTTCACGTATTGCGCTATAAAAGGTTTTAGTTTTAAATTAATCGTTATGTCACTCATAATTATGCTAAAGATTTGACTGCAAAGATAATAATAAACTATTGAATTATATCACAATTTATCAAAATATTGATAAATAACATCAGTTTGCTGATATTTTTTTTAGAATTTGTGGATTTTCAGCCATTTTTTCTGTATTTTCTGTATATGACTGTATCAGACACTCTGAAAAGCCGATAAACAGGGCATTTTCAGGATGTCAGGTGGATACAATCCGACCTGTATTGCGGTTTGTATCCCCCCTTCCCTACTGTATATGGCCGAATAGGCCGTAGTCTAGCGTTAAAATTTGTAAACCGCCTTTTTACATCCTTTATACAAATATACAGATTCTTTTTTTTAAATACAGATTGAAAATGTATATTTGTATATACAGAAATGCCGATATACAAAGGGTTTTTAACGTTTCGCAAATAGGAATATACAGATATACAGATGAAAAGTATATCTAGAAGAAGGGGGAAAAAGGGGGAGGGATGCAGGAAGGCGTGAATACCACCACGAAAAAGCGGCCACCAAAACCGTATATGGGTTGTTGGTGACCGCCGGGTTAGTGCCAAATGGCTTGTCGAAAAGAAATGCTTTATTTAGCTCCAGGCCCCCAGATATCCTTCATGCTCTTCTTGATTCTGGCTTCCTCGTCCACAGTTCGCATATGGATCATCTCCATTTGCACCTTGTCGTTAACGGTAGGGTCGAAGATGTTGGCTATATTACGCCCCTGGGTATTCAGGAGGTCTTGAGGGTTAAGGGCGTAGATCCAAGACGCCCACTTTGCGAAGGCCTTCAGGCGTAAGGAGAAACGTTTCATGGCGTCCTTGGTACCAGGACAGTCCTTCAGATAGGTCTCGTAAACGGACTTGCGGATCAGTTGCTTGTTGACGTTGGGCCCATCGGGAGCAAAGAATGTGGTAGCCCATTCTTCGAACTGTGTGCCCATTTCCGTCTTCAGCTTACGCTGGATGATGTTCTGCATCGGCGGCAGGATCTTGACCGGCTTCGAGGCGATGGAAAGGTAGAACTGCTCGCACTGCATCAGCAGGTTCAGGTCGGCGTTCCATTCCTCTTCGGTGTAGAATGAGTCGAACAGGTTCTTCTGGAAGTCATCGTATATTGTGCGGCTCTCCTGATATCCGAAAGGATTCTCAGCCGTGCGCTGGTGGTAGTAGTCAGAGAACGTCACATAAAGCATACGGGCGTCACTGGAGGCGTCGAAATCGCCAGGCACGTAGTTGGTTGAGAAAAGGAATTTGGGGGACTCAGAAAAAGGAATAGTATAAGGAGTAAGGCCTTTTGGGTTGACGCGCATATCACCGCTGATCAGATTGTAGAAGTCTTTAACGCTGGTATATTGGTTGATGTCTTCCACACGTACCATCCTGGTGTACCTCGTCACGTCAGAAAGGGCGTGTGTGTCTTTCTGAAGATCGAGCACTTTACCGTCGAGCGTCGTGATGTCGAGGTGAAGCAGTTGTTTCAAGGCCTCAGTAAAGAAAGACTTACCAGAACGTCCGTTAGCCTCGTTAGTCTCTGCAATGCGGTTGTCCATCAGGAAGGCAGCCCAAGTGCGGGATGGAGACTTATAGGCATGCAGCAGATAGCCCAAGGTGAAGATCTTGTTAACCAGGCACTGTGCCTGTTCCTCGCGCTGCTGCTCAGTCAGACACTCGCCGGCAATCTCGAAGGGGTGCAGCTCCATGTAGGCCCTCTGCGCATCAGGAGAGTTGGGGAACTGTTCCTCTATCTCCTGTCTCCAGTATAGGCGAGACGTATTGATCAGGTAGCCGAAGAGATGGCTGGACTTCGGATCCGTCACCTTCAGGTTGAATTTAGGCGTCTGTCCGTCGCTCATTACCTCTCCCTGAACCCATTCAATCTTGAACATGGGAGGCAGCTTGCGGAAATCATGAGGGATAACAGTCTGACTCCAGACGCAAGTCTCCAGAGAATGGTCGCGGTAAAGATGAAGGTCATAGTCAGTTTCATGGCAGTGCACCAGGCCGTTCTGGAAATAGAAATCCTGCGTTCTGGCTGTATAAGACGTGAAATCTGGATCGACGGTGGCAAGAGCCGACAGGTAGGCGGGTGTGAAGGCAACATCTGTAAGGATCAGGTTTCTCACCCCGTGCTCGAGGCGAATCAAAGCATCCTGACGAAGCGTCTCAGCCGGACAGTCAGGATCCTTTTCTCCCAGTGCCCAGCTCTGAACGAACTGGCGCACGTCACGAGGTCGCTTTTTATATACTATATTATCTTTGATGCGGACGAGCTGCGGTTCGTCGCTGTTCTCATCGCGCAGTACAGCGAAGCCATGAAGCCTGAGAAACTGATGCAGGCAGGTGGCATCGATTTTGTGACGCCGCTCGCCGCTCTTCTCGGCAGTCTTGGTAACCCAGAACTTAGCTTCTACGGCACGATCCATCAAATCGAAGTAGTCTGACATAGAGGGGAAATACTGGCACCAGTCGCGGAAGTCCTTAGACGGACGGCCACGGTTGTCTTTCATCTCCTTCAGGCTGTCAGGAAGCCAACAGGTCTTCATCTCCATATACTTCAGGGCCTGGGCAGAACCACGGCTGATACCAGTTGCATCCAGATCAGGAATGTTCACCAGCTCCCCTGCATAGCGGATGATGGCCATGTAGTCGGCCTGATCGAGACGGGCAGTCTCAGAGTTGAGCCAGACGGGGCAGTCACCACGGGCAGCCACACAGAGGGCATCACGCTCCCCAGAGCAAAGAACCGCCCTGTAATAGCGAGTGATGCCACGATCGGCTCCAGGACGGGGGATATCGCACAGTTTCTTAGTCTCCCAGTTCTCATCATTCTCTCGCTGATCCTTGTTAAGCTGCTCATGAGCCTTGCGCAGTTCAGCCAGGCCATTGATATAATTAGCAGGCTTAGCACCTTCAGGGAAGTACATAAAGCGCCATTTCTTATCCGGCTCGTATGGACGATATACCTTATAGAACCTGTCAGGTTTGCCTTCCTCTGGATGATCGACAAAGCATTCCCTCAGGAAGATGGGGAATGACTCGTTGCTGTGGAACTCCTTGATCCGGCGATCCTTCACCTTGCCAAGCCACTCCAGGGCGTGCCAGTGAAGACGCTCGCAGGTGTCGTGTGTCACCATGGGACCGAGGATCTTCAGTTCTCGATCCGTAAACTCACGGATCTCGTAATACCAATTGCCTTCCAACTCATCCTCGTTGGCGGCACGCTCCACCACACGCGCAAAGTTCTTGTCAGGCGACAGCTCATCCTTAATACCAAACTCCTGAGCGATGGCCAGAACTGCGGCACCGAAGCGGGAACGATCCCACCCATGAACGCGCATCCATGCGTCGATGCCGTTCAAGTCTTCGTCGTCGCCACCGAAGTCATGAACAACCCAGAGACCGGCACCGTTCTTGCGGATCGTAGCGGAAGCCGTCTTTTCCGAGAGGCGCATCTTAAATTGTTTGTTCTTGTTACCCACACAGTCCTTAGCCTGCGGGTAGAGGTCTAAAAGTATGTCGAGACCATTCCTGGTCTCATCCATAATACGTTGCCTGTCAATCATATTTTATTCATTTCTTTTCTGCTTGCAAATATAGGGTGGTAATTTATAACCCAAAAATACTATGGAGGCTTGTAAGTCTTACCCCCCCCTATCAGGGAACCTGATCCATTCCTCTTCGAAGGGGAAAGGACGGATCTTGATATATTTGAAAGGACGGCCACGAGCTGGAGAGGCCAACAGCTGCTTTTTCTTCCGGATGGCAGTATCTACGGATATCGGATTACTGATCCTTTCCCTCAGCCCCGTCAGCTTGTTAATGCCAGTCACTACATACTTTGCCATATAATATAACTTATGCATAATATAAAGATTGTCCATAATATTACCAAACGAATCAACAATGACCGTTTCCTTTTCCTCAGCCGTTCTATTTCCTCCAATGATTCCTTCAGCTCTTCCATTTTGTCAACGGAAGGCCCTAACGCTTTACTGAAGTCAGCGAAGGAAACTGCCAAGTTGAACATTGACTTGTGAAGATCATTCATCATCTTTCCTGATTCTTCTAAGATTCCTAGCTTTCTCATCCATCTTACGGGCTCTCTTTCTGGCTTGCTTCACTTGGCCTTTCACGAGAGATTTGATTCGGATAAATTCAGCCTCCAGGTCAGTCACCTGAACCTCGACGCCAGCAGCTTCAGCAGCAGCCATAACATCCTTTCGCGCCTTCTCTGCAGACTCATATTCATCCTTCAGTTTGAAACGACGGCTACCCCTGATCCAATACTTCTTAAAGAACAGGATCCTGTGCATCTCCTCGACGACATATACACCAATGGCCATCTTCCTGATTCGGTACTGATACTTTTTCTTGCTCATAATTTCTTATTTGATTACAAACTTATTTTTTATTGTGCCTATCTAAATTATGCATTAGTAGCTCATTGACCGCTTCCAGCTCTTTATTTGTCTGCCTCATTGCTTCAAGAATTCCTCTTGCAATGGGTTCCAGTTTTATCTGATCTTCATCAGGAGCCATAATGATAGCTTCAGACAAAGCAAGTAGCTCCATTGTGGAGATACCTGTAATATGTGTAAAGCCCATTTCATCTCTTCTTACAAAGGCAGCCATACTTCTTCAGCAGTTTCGTTATCATTACGGAACACCTTGGCATCCTCAAGTCGCTGCCAAAGCATCTTTTTGCCTGTGGCCATGGCAAAGGAATGCTCAGAATTAGCACCTGGTGACCTGTCCCAGTCTTCGAGGAAATAGACGGCATCCTTCGTCGATAACACCATCTGATTGCGCAGCAGCGCATAGGAGTTGAAGTCGGGGAAGGTGCCATCAAGAAACCCACGCTTAAAAAGCCTGTCTGTTGCATACTCTTCCTTCAGCAAATTTTCCCATTTCTCGTCACAGGGGTTGAACACCTCGTAACCTATCGCCCTCAGCATCTTCTCGGCACGGGCAAACTTCTGGCGAGTGGCATCACTGATCACCTCCTCACCGATCTTTCCACTGATATATACTTTCATAGCAAGCCCTTCTCATATAACAGGTTCGACAATTCTACGGCTTCGTCGAGCAGCTTCTTTGCCCTCATCCGCATCATCTCCAGACGCAGAAAACCGTCGTGATCAAACAGAAACTCCCTGTTTGTGGAACGAACCAGATCGTCAAGGCTCCTCTCTAACTCGTCACTCGCGGCACAAACCCTGGCCACATTATTCTCCGTCTCATCCGACAGCTGCACGCACTTCGGATTTAGGCATTCTTCAAACTCCTTCATACTTCTATAATTTTATTTTTATTTGATCTTCTTGTCTGTGATGCTTTCAACCCTTTTTCTTTGGCTGCGAAAGGATGCTTTCTATACCATTCTTTCAGACTGGCAATCCTTTTGGATTTGACTTCTTGTGTTTCCTGATGACCAGGCTTGAATTCTGTATCAGGGCTGTGTCTCACACCTTTCAAGAAAATTGATTTTATACCATGTATTTTATTCTCCAGCTGCATCATTTTCAAGTGATGCATAGTGTTGCCGTGCTGCCATTCCGGATCCTTCTGCAGGCCAAGCTCCCTCGCCTTTCGGATGACTGTTCTCATACTGACACCGAGAATATCTACAAGGTCTTCATTTTTGGTTGTGGCATACAACCTTTTCAGATCATCGAGCATCCTTTTGTTCCAGTATATTTTCCTCGATAGTCCATTGTGCTCGATGAGCCTGCCTGAAGTATCGTGCCGTATACCATCAGGAACTTTGTGGTTCTTCTGGTACCAATTTCTTTTGTTCTGCTTCATGCATTCTTTGCACCAAGAACTAAGCGTGCCGTTGCTGTTTCGGTAAAAATCTCTTAACCATAGCTTTTGGCCACAGCAAGGACACACTTTTTTCCTTTTCTTGGTAACTGCCTTATTCTTCATCATCAACCACTTATCCATATCTCATTCAAATTTTAGATCAAAGTCAGGATCACGACGATAGTCCAGGTATTCCGGATGCTCGACCTCTACCAGCGCGGGCTTGCCGTCAGAACCCGGCTCCTGCTCGACGTCGAAGCAGAATCCCCGACCATACGCATCCCATTTCAGAAAAGTATATTCGCCAATACGGGCGAACACGGCGGCCACACCGCCATTCAGCTGGTAGGAGAACTTCAGGATCTCCAGTCCCTGCGCTCCCAGCGCCTCGATAGCCTGTTCAAAATCTTTAGTCTTCATAACTTCTTTTTTCTTTTTAAATCCCTCCAGCCTCTCGACTGGAGGGACACGAATAAAACCGAAAATTATAATGTGCACTTACCTTTAGTGATATATCTCGCCATCTATGCGAATGCGGAAAAATGTCAAAGATCACCCTTATGGGCTGTCCTTTTCAGCCCGTTAGTAAGTTACACTTCTTGTTAATTTCGCTACGACCCTCACGGGCTATCACTATTTTCTTTACTAAATGATGTTCTTTTTTTAAAGTAGAATCCAGTGCCTTCGTCCGGATGATCCATGGCCAGCAGGCAAGGAGTTGCAGCATTATACAGAAACTTGCTACACAGTTTGAAAAGGTCACAGAAATGGTAGCAAATATCACTTCTCAGATGGGAGCTGCTCAGCTGCTGTTCACCGAGATTCTGGATCTCGTAAACTTCACCGTCGATAGTAACCGTTACATTCTTCATAATAAAACACTAGAGTTCAATTACAATTTCCCTGTACTGCATTTTTTCTTTTCGCTACCCTCACCCTAATTTCCATGAGTTTTCCCATATTAATCTCTTTGTCACTAAGACATCCCTCTACATGGATCAGCTTAATTTGATTTTTACAATCTATCTGAGTATTTTTCTTTTGCTTGTTCATAATTCATTCTTTATTTAATTATAATTCAACCACGATATCACGATTCTTAAGCGATGGCCGTTTTAAGTAGATATAGTCCAGAACCTGTTGAAGGGTCAGCTTGAAAAGAGGATTGACAGGCATTCGCATCGTACAGATGAACCTGTCTGTTATTGCATCTGCCACATCGAACTTCAGCAATTTCGAACTGATGGGGGGGGTAATTTGACTGTTATTATTCATATTGATTTTAGTTTAATAGTTCTTAAATAACCGGCGTGCATCCCTGCAGACCGGGTTGATCGTACTAATTTAACCTGACTATAACAAATTATGTGGTTATGTTATACACACTAAACAACCTAATCAACCACCTTGGATGAGGAAGGTTTAACCGTTTATAGGCATTGTAAAGCTGCCGCTTTATAGTCGATTCAGACTTCCCAAGTTTCTCTGCAATCTCTCCAGGGAGGAGACCTTTAGCATAGAGCCCTGCAGCCTTTTTCTCTTCCTCTGATAGATTCAGCTTTGCCTTAGGCTTGCAGATGACACCTTCATGCTTACAGATATTCCTGAGTGGGCATTTAACCTCTTCGAGATGGAACATGCCCAGATCGTCGATATCAGAATAGAGGAAATCGGCTTCACCGAAGTTGCACCTGATAAATCGATCCACTATCCGATATTCAAAGAAGTGCTTGTTGGTCCTGGAGTCTGAAGCCCACTCTTCAAGAGCTTTCAAAGCATCAGGAAAGACTTTCCCGATATTTTGAATCATAAACTCAACACAATCCCTGTCTTCTGGAGTCAGCTGCTTGCCGACGCCATTCTTCCGGATGCATGTAACTCCGTTGATGATATAGAACTCTACTGCCTCCATGATTCATTCTCTACTACGTCACCTATCAGAATAATGTCTCGTTTGTTCAGCTCAGTTGCTCCAGTCATTTTTTGCTGGATAGAAGAATAGGAATAGTCGAACTGTACCATCAGATACTTCAGGAACTGCGATTTTTCCTGTCTGTTCAGAGTTTCTTTGTAATACAACTGAAGTTGCAAACCAGTGAAATTTCTGCTCATTTTCTTGTCCATCTTATTTTTTATCACTAAATTTGTGGGCAAAAATAAGAAGAATAATTGAAACTTACAAGTTTAATGATAAGAAATTATCAGTTTACTGTTGGTTTTAACATTCTTTTATATAGTTTGATGTAGTTCTATCTTAAAATTATCAGTTTAATGAATATCACTAAAGAATGGTTAGAGACTCTTGCGAGTATACATGGAGTCAAGCCGAAGATTGTACGGGATGCTTTGTGGCCAGACACGCCCAATCGCAGTCTAGCCTATTTTAACTCCTACAAAAACATCAGGGTGAAATATCTGGAGATCATAGCTGATACATTGAAGTGCTCTGTTGATGAGATCCTGAGAAGACCTTACCCTTCAGCTGCTGGACAGACGATATCAGGTGATAACAACCATGTGGGCAATGTCAACATCAACAACGACGTGGAATCCCTCAAGAAGATCATTGATGCTCAGAGTCAGATTATCACCCATCAGGATGCAGAGATCAAGAGAATGGAACAGTTGACAAGAGAGCAGCTCAGTGCCAAGGATCAACAGATATCCGAGTTAGGTACCCGCATTGACAGATTAATTGATCTTGCGAAACAGAATGGTAATCAATGAATTATTTTTTTTGTTCTTGCTCGAAAACTCGGACAGTTTTCGGACAAGAGACAGTTATGAACCTATTAAAACAGCACCAGAAACAGGCTATTTAAGGGCGATTGAAACACAAA